TCCCACGCACAAGGAGAACCCAGATGGCACTCGACGCGCAGCAGGTTGAAGCCCTGCAGAACAGCACCCCCACCGACTGGTCGAAATTCGACCAGACCGTCGGGGCCGACGCACGCACCTTCGGACAGGCTCCTGGCGGCCTGCCGCCGGGCATGGGGCCGGGGCACGACGACAAGCTCCACGTCCACTTCTACATGAAGCCGCGCATCGACATCGAGGAGTCCACCAAGGCCAACCGGCCGATCTACAAGGACGTCGCGTTCGTCACCGTGATGATCCCCGGCGACAAGAACAACATCGTCACTGCCGAGGTCTGGGACCTCCACCGCAGGCGCTGGCCGCAGCACTGGGCGCAGTTCCAGGCCGGCGTCAAGGATCAGGTGGTCGGCACGCCGCTCAAGGTCGCGCCGTTCCTGACCGAGGCGCACATCGAGGAGCTTGCGTACTTCAAGATTCGCACCATCGAGCAGTTGGCGAACCTGTCGGACACCAACATGACCTTCATGGGTGCCCGCGAGATGTCCGACGCGGCGAAGAAGTACCTGCTGACCGTCAACGGCAACGAGGCGCTGCTGGAGCGCATCAAGGCTCTCGAAGCCCAGATCGCCCAGCCGCATGTGGCCCAGGGCGACCACGAGGTGCCGGCAAAGCCGGACAAGCCCACGGTGAAGAATTTCGGCCGTTGAAGCCTGGGAGAGCATCGTGACGACCTACTCGATGACCAACTTCAGCACCTTTCAGGTGCTGATGCAGCAGGTATGCGGGATGCTCAACCTGCCGATCCCGACCGACCCGGTCGGGTCGCCGGACCCCAACATGGTCCTGATGCGGACGGTGGCGAACCTCGCCAGCCTGGAGATGCTCAACGCCTACGAGTGGAGCCAGTTGACCAAGGAGGGCACGGTCAACGTCAGCACCGTCCTCCCGCCGGTCCCTGGCGAGTCCAACGAGGTGGCCTTCGACCTCCCCGGCGACTTCTACCGGTTCATCGACCAGACGCAGTGGAACGCGGCGATGCGGTTCCCTGCGGTCGGCCCGGTGTCGCCCCAGGGCTGGATGACCTACCGGGTCTTCCCGATCAGCGCCAACTTCACGCTGACGTGGCAGATCAGGCAGCGGCAAATCTGGTTCCTGAATCCCCCGGCTCCACCCGGCCAGGACTTCAAGTTCATGTACCTGTCCCAGGCGCTGGTGCAGGACGCGGACAACCCCGACCTCTACAAGAACATCGCTACGAAGGCCGGCGACACGTTCCAGCTTGACGGCATCCTGATGACGCTGCTGACGCGGCTGAAGTGGCTTGAAGCCCGAGGCTTCGATTCGTCGTCTGCGGTGCGCGACTTCCTCCTGGCCTTCGACAGCCGGATCGGCGCAGAGAAGGGAGCCAACATCCTGAACATGGCCGGCGGCCGGCACGACTACCCGTACATCGGCATCGGCAACCTGCCCGAGGCGAGCCTCTACGGCATGCGCCAGAACTAATTACTGGTGACGAAATGGCAACTTTGCCCCCAGGCTGGGTGATCACTCCGACGCTCGAAATCGTCCCTAATCCCAACGTAGGGACGCCGGCCGAGGGTGCCTTCTTCGCCCGCAACACGTTCATCTGCACCGACGCAGCCGGTGGCTACCTCTGCTCGTCCGGCTCCGAGGAGGACTGCGAGGCGCAGGCTCAGTCGCTGGCCCAGGCGCGCACGCAGCAGCAGCCCTACTACGAGGCGATCCCCTGATGGCACTCGTCCCCTACCAAGGTCCCCGCCGCACGACGCCCAGGCGGTCGAGCGCCACGCAGAACCACCAAGCCTTCCCCTTCGGTGCGCCGCTGCGCGGCCTGGACGTGACCCAGCCGCTGCCCGGCGGGGACCCCCAGACGGCGATCCGCCTGGAGAACCTCATCCCCCGCGTCCTGGGCTGCCAGATGCGCCGGGGCTACATCCGGCATATGAGCAACCTCTCGGGCGAGGTCCGCTCCGAGATGAAGTACCTGTCGCCGCTCGGGGTGAACAAGCTCCTGGCTGCGACGGCTGCCGGCGACATCTACGACGTCACCACGGCCGCGCCCTCGGTCACGGTCCCGGTGCCTGTCCTGACGGTCCCGACCGGCACGCCCGTCGGCGAGTGGGTGTCGCTCAACTTCACGACCTCGGCTGGCGTCCACGTCATGCTGATGGTGAACCCTGGGTCTGGCTACTGGATTTACGACGGCACGACGTTCACCCAGATCACGCTGGGCGCTGGCCCCAACCAGATCGCCGGCATCAACCCCAACTTCTTCAGCTTCGTCACCGTCTACAAGAACCGGGTCTGGTTCGTCGAGAAGGACACCACCAGGGCGTGGTACTTGCCGGTCGGCCAGTACGCCGGGGCTGCAACCGCCTTCGACTTCGGCGCGATGTTCCCCAACGGGGGCAAGCTCGCGGTCCTGATCAACTGGACCTATGACGGCAGCAGCGGCGTCGGCGTGCAGAACCAGTTGGTCATCGTTGCAGACCAGGGCGATGTCCTCGTCTATGGCGGCGACGACCCCGACACGGCGGGGCAGTTCCAAGTTGTCGGCCGCTGGTACATCGGCCGCGTCCCGGTGGGCAATCGGTTCTTCACCAACTACCAGCAGGACGTGACGATCCTGAGCGAGCGCGGCATGGTCTTCATGTCGGAGCTTATGCGCGGCCAGGGCTTCTTCCAGAACCCGCAGATCGCCAGCAACATCAACAGTGCCCTGGCGGTCGAGATCGCCGGCTCGCTCGACGTGCGCTACTGGGAGGTGAAGTTCCTGCCGCACGAGCAGTTGCTGCTGATCAATCGCGCCGAGATCAACATCGAGAACCTGCAGTGGGCATACGAGGTGAACAACAAGGCGTTCGCCATGCTGCGCGGCTACCCGATGCTGACGGTCGAGGCGTTCAACGGCAAGGTCTTCGCTGGCGACCTCGACGGCAACATCTGGCAGTGCTTCGTCGGCGGCACCGACGGACAGGTCGACGACGTCCCCGGCGACGACCTCGAAGGCGTCGTCGTCACTGCCTTCCAGGCGATGGGCGAGGCGATCCGGGTCAAGCGGTTCCAGATGGTCCGGCCGTCGTTCATCAGCGATTCAGCCCCAGGCATCCAGGCCGGGCTGAACAGTGAGTGGAACCTTGAGATCACCGGCTCGGTGCCGGCGTACCTGGGCGCGGGCTCGGGTGCCTGGGACGTCGGCCTGTGGGACGTCGCCGTCTGGTCCGGCCAGGGCCAAAGCTACGAGGCGTGGACCGGCGCTGCCGGCAGCGGCCGGTACGCTGCCCTGGCGATGAAGGTCCGCGCCTCGGCCGACACGCTCTTCGTCGGCTGGCAGGCGCTGGTCGAGCCTGGGGGCGTGCTGTGATCGCCTGCCAGCCGCAGGGTGCCCTGGTCGCGTGGCTGTGCGAGCGCATCGGCCTCGTGCCGTCGTACAACATCCGCTGCATCGGCTCGGTGTCCGACCGCGACCCCAACGTGCTGCGCGGCGTCGTCGGCTTCGACAGCTTCAACGAGGCGTCCTGCGTGATGCATATGGCCGGCGACCCCGGCTGGCTCGACAAGCGGATGCTGCATGCCTGCTTCGACTATCCGTTCAATGTCATGGGCTGCAATCAGGTCCTGGGCTTCGTACCCAGCGACAATGTCGTCGCGCTCGACATCAACCGCCGCCTGGGGTTCTCGCTCGTCGTCGAGCTTGACGGCGCGCACCCCGACGGCTCGCTCTTCCTGATGCGGATGCGCCGCGACGAATGCAAGTGGCTCGCGCCACGGAGGACCCACTGATGGGCAAGAAGTCAGGACCGCCGCCGCCGCCCGACTACTCGGCGATGGCCGAGAAGACTGCGGCTTCCAGCCAGGAAGCGCAGACCCGTGCCGACTGGGCCAACCGGCCCGATCAGGTCACGCCGTGGGGAGCCCAGAAGTGGGAGTCCCAGGCGATGGTCGACCCGGCCACGGGCAAGACCGTCACCAAGTGGGTCCAGAACACCACGGTCGATCCGAAGCTCCAGGCTGCACTCGACCAGCAGCAGAGCATCGACGCGGCGAAGAGCCAGATCGCCGGGGAGCAGATCGGCCGCGCCCGCGAGGCGATGGCGAACCCGTTCGACTGGGCGGGGATGCGTGCGGGGGGCCAGTCGGTCCAGGCGAACAACCTCGACCCCAACCAGTTCCAGAGCCAGGGCGCGGGCCAGGGCATCATGTCCGGCATCAACACCCAGGGCATCCAGGGGCCGGTCATGGCGGGCGGCGACCAGGGCCGCCAGCGCACCGAGCAGGCGTTGATGGCCCGCATGCAGCCGCAGAACCAGCAGGCGCAGGCGGCGCTCGAAGGCAAGCTCGCCAACATGGGGCTGACCCGTGGCAGCGAAGCCTGGAAGCGCGAGTCGCAGAACCTCGCCGACCAGCAGTCGCGGCAGGCGTTCGACGCCATGCAGACGGCCGGCCAGGAGCAGCAGCGCAACTTCGGCATGGACCTCCAGGCTCGCCAGCAGGGCTTCGGCGAGCAGGCACAGCAGGCGCAGTTCGCCAATCAGGCACAAGCCCAGGGCTTCGGCCAGGGCATGGCTCAGAACCAGCAAAACTTCGGGATGATGTCCGGCGCGCAGCAGCAGAATTTCCAGCAGCAGATGGCCGCGTCGCAGTACCAGAACCAGTTGCGCCAGCAGGACATCGCCGAGCAGCAGCAGAAGCGGGCGATGCCGCTCAACGAGATGAACGCGCTGCTGACCGGTGCCCAGGTGGCGATGCCGACGATGCCGAGCTTCAATACCTCGCAGAGTGCCGGCGGCGTCAACTACTCGGGCGCGGCGAAGGACCAGTACAGCGCAGGCATGGATGCCTACAACGCCAAGCAGCAGCAGAGCCAGAGCCTCATGTCCGGTATCGGCTCGGTCGCCGGCATCGCGGCGATGGCGATGTAACCCCAGGAGACAGAGATGGCCGACATCAACATGACCCCGACGAACATGCAGCCTCAGAACGAGGAGATGCTGCTCAAGTACATGATGCAGCAGGGGGCGCACAGTGCGGCCGACCAGAGCATCGCCAAGAAGCAGGCGCTGCTCAACCAGTTGCGCCAGACGACCGATCTGCCCGGCATGATCCAAGGCGGCGGCGCTCGCACGATCCAGGCTGCGCACCCCCTGTCGGCCATCGCCAACGTCGCCGGTCAGGTGATGGGCGCGCAGCAGCAGCGCGGCCTGAACGACCAGACGGCCAACCTCGTCGGCGAGCGTCGGCAGGACCTCGCCAACCTCGTCGAGAACCAGCGGATGGCTCGGGAGTCGGCCCTGCCGCTGGAGAAGCGCCAGGGCTACGTCCCGCCCCAGGCCCCTGGCCCTGGCGGCTTCGTTCCCCCGACCGATCCGAATGCCTATGCAGGCGGGATGTAGGTCATGTACGAGGACGTAATCAGCACGATCCTCGGGGACCTTCAACAGCCCCCGAGCCCTGGCGTTGCGCGTGTAAACGCGCTGCGAGGTCAGCCGGGCTCGTTCGCCGAGATGAGTCAGCCTGGGCCGCAGATGCCGCCGCAGCCGCAGCCGATGGGGCCGCCGCCGCAGCCGATGGGGCCGCCGTCGTTCACCCCCAACGCTCCTGGCGGCGGCGTGCTGCCGCCTGGGCAGGCCGCTGGCGCCCCCCAGGGGAGCCAGCAGACCGGCAGCGCCTCGGGGTCCTGGGGCGAGCCCGAGCCCAACACGGGCGGCACCAGCGGCTCCTGGGGGCCGCCGCCCGGCCCGCCGCCGCAGCCCGGCCCGCCGCCGCAGCCGACCGGCGGCCTGGACATGGCGACCGGCCGGAGCCCTCAGAACGGCCCAGGAGGCGCTGGAAGCTCCGCAGGCGGGGTTGGTATCACCGTGGGCGCTGGAGCGCCAGGGCGGCCGGTTCCGGCCGGCCCTGACCCCCTCGCCGCCGAGTACGCCGACATCGTCCGCCGCCAGAAGGAAGCCGAGCAGCAGGAGCAGGACCTCCTCAAGCCGGTCGACCGCACCGAGATGGAGCGGATGTACGGCCGCCGGGCCGAGTCGGGCAACAGCAAGATGCTGCTCGCCCTGGCGGCGCAGCAGGCCGGGGAGGGGTACAGCCCGTTCCAGGCTCAGTTCCTGAAGCAGGCCGCCGAGGCGGAAGCGCCGATGAAGGTGACCGGCGGGACGATGACACCCCAGGGCTTCATCCCCGACGCCGACTTCGAGCGCGAGAAGGCCATCGTCCGCGTCCAGGCGCGGCTGCAGTCGCTGGCGAACGCCAGGGCGCACGTCCTCACCAAGCAGTCGGACAACGAGCTTCGCCGCCAGCAGATGGAGATGCAGGAGGAGATGAAGCGGCTGATGCTGGGGCAGACGGCCGCCATCGCCGCGCAGTCGAGCGCCGACCGCCGCTACGCTGCCGACCTCGCGCATCAGGATCGCCAGGACCGTGCAGGCGCAGGGGCCAAGGGTGCTGGCAGCGGCAAGGGCACGGCCGACCCGCAGACGATCCTCAACCTGCTCGACCGCGCCGACATCCACCTGAAGAACGCCACCGGGTCCGGCGCTGGAGCCCTGGTCGACAAGGGTGTCGGGTTCTTCGGCGGCTCGACCAAGGGCTCCGAGGCTGCCGGGCCGCTGAAGGTCATCGCGGGCAACCTGACGATGGCCCAGCCCCGGATGGAAGGGCCGCAGTCGGACAAGGACACCGCCCTCTACAAGGAGATGGCAGGCAACCTCGCCGACGACACGCTGCCGGTCACGGTGCGCAAGAAAGCCCTGGACGAGATGCGCCTCATGGCGAACCGCTACAAGTCCGGCTACTGGGCACCCCCCGGCTACAAGCCCCCGCCTGGGTTCAAGGTCGACAGCGGCGCTGGCGGCCAGACCGGCGGCGGCGGCCAGTTGCCCGCCGGGTGGTCCTACAACGGGAGCCAGTGATGCCTGTGTTCCGCTTCACGGGTCCCGACGGCCGGTCGCACTCGGTGACCGGGCCGCCGGGCTCGACCCCCGAGCAGGCGTTTCAGGTCCTGCAGCAGACCCTCGGCGGTGCTGCGGCGATGGAGAAGCCCAGGGCTGAAGTGCCCGAGATGAACGTCGACCCGACCGAGGGGATGTCCTGGGGCCAGAAGGCGCTGACCAACGTAGGTGCCGGCATGGACACGGCATGGCAGGGTGCCAAGCAACTGGTCGGCCAGGGGCCGACCGACGAGGAGCTTCTGGAGAAGCGCAAGATCGACGAGCATCTCGCGCAGCAGACGACCGGCGGCGGTGCCCTCCAGCTTGCCGGCGAGATCGCGCCGACCATCCCCCTGGGCATGGGCGCAGGCTCCCTGGCTGCCCGTGGCGGCGGTCTGGTGCGTGCGATGGCAGCCTCGCCGACGATGTCTGCGGCCGCTGGCGGTGCCGGGGCCGGTGCCCTGCAGCCGGTGACCTCCGACGAGTCGAGGCTCGCCAACATGGCGATGGGCGCTGGCGGCGGTGCCGTCGCGGCCAAGGTAGCGCCCCAGGCTCTCAGGCTGGCGATGGCAGGCGGCCGGGGTGCTGGCACCCTGGCCCAGCGTGGCGTGGCCGCCCTGCCCGACCAGATCACCGGCAAGGTCGGCCAGCGTGCGG